GGCGCAGAAGCGTTGGAAACGGGTGTGCTGAATGTTAAACGCCCTGACGCTGCAGAGCTACTCGCTATTCGCGCTGGGAAGTGGACATATGAAGAAGTTGTCGAATACGCAGAACAGATGGATAATCACGTACGGGAAGTGTTGTACAAAACAACTTCTCTACCCAAGAAGCCTGACGTGAAGTTTGCGGCAGAATTAATAATGAACATTCAAAACTTAACCTGGGACAAGTGAACAATATGGAAGAAAACCTAAGACAAATCGAATCCCTGTTAGCAATGTTTGATGCACGTGATCAAATGTGGGCGAAGCATAATCGTCAGATCGCCGCCGTTATTTCACCAACGGTGCTTGAATCGTTGGTTGAATTATTTGATCTTCCGACCGATGACATTGAGTGGGTAGATTTGCAACTGATGGATAACATTCTGTTAATTATCTGCACAGTCATATACGACCCTGCAGCTACACAGTCAACATTCTTGCAGCGAGTGGATCAGGCAAAATCACCCGATGCCCCCATGCAGGTACAGCGATTTCTTCGCGTTGGTGTGCCTTTGGCTATTGCGTTTTCGCCAAAAGATGAAATCAAAGCATTCCTATCTCGTATCCCCGTAGAGACGCAAGATGATGACGATGGCTCGTTTGAGCTACACGATGACCCCTCCGAAGATGAAGCGGCTGCGGTGTCCGTAACACCCACATCCAAGGTAATGGGGTTTGATACAGCTACCCTGTCTGAGGATCAAATTAAGACATTGATGTTGTATGGCCACGCCGTAGAAGGGACAAAACAGTGAGTAGAGTTGGTGATCTAGGCATTAATTATGCCAATGTTCCCAACTTGATTGCTGAGTATGAGGACGTGTTGTCTACGGCGGCGACTATCCTTCCAGTGAAAGGGAAGACTCTGGATGCAGCTTTAAAAGAGCAAACATCTGTTGTCTTCTTCGACGAGCGTAGGGCAGAAGTAAAAACACTCGTCAAATTCTTGAACATCCAAGTATCAAAGGTGCGAGGTGGACTCGTCCGCCGCATCAATGAGAGCAACGCTAAAGCTCTTGGTGAACGGATGATTAACAGCTACATTGACGCTGATGATACCTACATCAGCACCCACGAATTGTTACTCGAAGTAGAAGAGTTGTACGAAAAGTACACAGCAGTCGTGGAGGCGTTCACAAAGCGTGGGTTCGCCTTACGTGACATCACCGCTGCACGGATTGCAGACGTGCACAACAGCATACTATGACAAAACGCACATGTAAAATCCGATTGCTCGATGAAGTAACCGCAGTTATTGTTGGTTTGCACAGTGATCACTTTGATATTCTGTACAAGAAGTATTCTATCCCCGCCCCCGGATTTTTCTTTAATCCTCTGTATAAAATGGGACGGTGGGATGGTAAGACACACTTTTTGAAAGAAAACGGCCGGACATTCGCATACTTGCTCGAAGAGATTCTTCCACGCATAGTATCAATGGGATATGCAATTGAGATCGAAGACCTGCGTAACATTGTCGCTCCCCAACCAGACAATGTGACAGCGGACCTGTTTGCTCATACCCCACACCCCGATACTGGAGAACCCACTAAACTCAGACACTATCAAATCGACGGTATCAATGAGTTAGTCAATGCAGGATTCGGCATTGTCAGAGCAAGCACAGGAGCTGGTAAGACAATTCTCTGCACTGGGATATGTGAGACGTACGGTAAGATCGGTGTGAAGACTCTAACGATTGTTCCTAGTCAAGACTTGATTAGTCAAACCAAAAAAGTATACGATTACTATGGGCTAGACGTGGGTGAGTACAGTGGTACGTCAAAGGATTTGGACCACCTACACGTGGTTTCAACGTGGCAGGCCCTACAAAACAATCCGAAGGTCGTCGAGTTGTTTCAGATGGTTCTGGTTGATGAGTGTCATGGAGCAAAGGGCAAGCAATTGGGTGAGATCTTGACGGACCACGCATCCAAGATCCCGTTTAGGTTTGGTGTAACGGGCACGATGCCACCAGAGCCAGCTGACGAAATGTCAGTATACGTGGCACTGGGTCCAATCCGATTCAACATTACAGCAGCACAATTGATTGCCGAGGGGGTGTTAGCCGCCCCCCACATTGACGTAATCCAGTTGGAAGAAGATTTAAAGGCCGAGTGGCAGCAACACTGTGCTGATTTGCACTCAACGATTAAGCCTCCGACGTATACTCAGTATAAGGATGAATACCTCCCTGATTTCACGTCAGAAAAGGCGTATTTACACCGCAAATCAAAGCGGATTGAGTGGATTGCCAACTACATTATGGCAAAGGCTGACAAGAAGAAAGGCAATGTAATGTGCTTGGTTGATGGTATTCCGTTTGGTCGAAAGCTCGCGGAACACATACCAGGTGCAATCTTCGTCAATGGACAGGATGTTAAGACAGCCAAAGCTCGAAAAGAAATTTACAAATTGTTCGAATCTAATGACAATTTGGTTGTCATAGCTACGGTACACATTGCCGGCACAGGCTTGGACATTCCTCGAATCTTTAATATGATTCTGGTTGACCTTGGTAAATCGTTCGTGCGCGTGGTACAAGCTGTAGGTCGTGGACTACGTAAGGCCAAAGACAAAGATACCGTAATGATCTCCGATATATGTAGTGATTTAAAGTACGCCAAGAAGCACCTGAAGCAACGAACAAACTTTTATGAGGATGCTTCGTACCCATACAAAAAGCACAAGATCGATTACGAAAAGTCGTTGGACCTTGACTAATAATAACAACCAGAGTATAATTACGATATGCTAATATTCAACGAACATTCCCAACCAACAATCATAGACAACATCTATGGCCCCATCGTATCTGAATATGTGTGGGTACTCGACCTGATGCAACGAGACTTCATGCTGTCACCTATCACAATGGTAGAAGAGACTGTGTGCCCCTCAATCCAACTGCTCATTAATGGGTTTGAGTTTATGTTGCCAGCCAACTGGAACATCCTCGTATATGATCGAGACACAGTTCAACTCGATGTCATCGAGTTATCTGAAACTGCCGGTAGACAGTTTACAGCATTTTCGTATGGTCCGACAAAATCTCACCCATCACCCATGCTGATTACGGTTACAGATTATAAGGTTGAGTATCGCCATGTTGGTCCGTCTCTAAATAAACATCAGATGCTGTGCCACCCCGTTGGTCCCGAAGAGTGGATTTGCGTTGGGCATTCAGATGTGTACAACAAGTACCTCAAAGACATTACTATCGGCGATCTACTTGCTTTTTAAGGAACATAACCATGTCAACAGAAGAAAAGAAAATAACAATACGTGAATTACAAACGTTTATTGAAGCTGTGGAATTCGCCGCTGATAGCGAAAACTGGATTCCAAGTGAGCGTCAGTGGAAACGGATTCGCGCCATGATCGACAGTTTGGTTGATACGCCAGCCGCCAAGGCTGCAACGGTGGCACAGCCCGTTGCAGCTGCACCAGCTGTGTACGCACCCGTAATACCACCACAGCCAGACCGCCCCGTACAATATGCACAACCAGGCGGACTAACGATGCCAGTACATCATACCGCACCACCCGCGTTTGCAGGAATGCAGCCTGGTGTCCCAGTGAGAACTCCAGATATAGACACATCCAATGGATCATACCAAAGCAGCTTCGGTGCCTAATACCCAACTGAACGACAGAGTGTTGTGGTACGATGGGCAATCAACATTTGATCCCGATCATATTCTTGACCTGGTAACCAAGTACAACGTGCAACACGTGTCGCATGAGGTTGCCTCTATTCGAACGTACAATAAACACGTACCAAAATCTCAAGAGATTACTGTCAAGACTGTGTGTGGACCGCTGGCTACTGATTGGAACATACCCAACGAGTACAAAACGCTAGACATGTTGACATACTTAGCAGACCGTCATGCGAACTTGATGCATGACGTTGACAGCGCTGAGGTGTATAATCGTGAAAAACGTATGGTTGAAGAGTTAGCAAAATATACAAAGTTTGGGTTAATTGACGTCCTCCGCACTATCACGTGGGTCATAAATACGCTTGATCGTAACCATGTTGTGTGGGGTGTGGGACGAGGGAGTTCGGTGTCTTCATACGTATTATACGTGATTGGAGTACACGATGTTGATTCGTATGCGTACGACCTGGACGTTGATGATTTTTTACACCTATAGGCTCCACATCAAAATAGATATAAATATGCTGCGGTTCCACATTTAACCGTCGCTCAACCATAACCCGAGCAGGAGACCATATGTCCAAACCAGTGAAGAGTGCAAGAGGAGCAACAGTCGATTTTGACCTCCTGCGCATTAAACAACAAATCGCATCAGCGCCTAAACCAACGACTGTTCAGGCTCGTGAAGATTTTATTGACCAAAGATTTAAACGCCGTCTAAAAAAGATGAAGCGCGATGTTGTTCAACCAACCGTGCCAGTGGATAATGAAGAGTCCGAAGAATAAACCAACCAAGGTAATAACTACATGACACTCAAACCCATAAAAAATACATTCATTTTTAAATTTCTGGACTCCATCAACTCAAACGGTCAATTCAACAAGACTACCACAGAAGCTGGCATCATCCTGCAAGCAAACTTTGACGACAGTGCTAAAGAGGCACGTTGGGTGAAAATCGATACGGCCGGCCCCGAATGTGAAAGTCTGGATGCCGGCGATGTAGTATTATTGCCTGCTCTACGCTGGACTTCGGGGGTTAAGTTTGAAGACGAGAAAGTGTGGAAATCAGACGAAAAGCAAGCGGTTATCGTTCTTGAATCCTCCAAAATGATTCCTCTGCGCGATATCATCATATTCAAGAAGGTGAAGGACGAGGAAAGTCTCAGCACTTTCGGTCTCGTATTAGTTAAAGATCCCCATAACAATAGTCCACGTGGTTATGTTGTTGCAACAGGACCTGACTGTGTTGATATTGGGCTTGAAGACACTATCTATTACGACGACAGTCAGTTTACAGACGCATTTACACACAACGGTACGGAATACGGTTTCATCAAAGAAGACAACGTACTGGCATTCGCATAACTAAGGGCACAAAATGGTTTTTATCTTATTTCTGATTGCTTCTACGGTAGCCATCGCAGGGGCAGCGGCGTACTTTAGTGTGTACGGTTTGGCATACACCTTCAGTGGTGTATTCTGGTCCGTCGTCGCAATGGGCGCCTCCCTTGAAGCCGGCAAACTGATCGCCGCATCGTATCTGTATCGGTACTGGCACAAAACCAACGTAATCCTGCGATCTTATCTAATGTTTGGTGTAGCTGCTTTGATGTCGATGACATCGGTGGGTATTTTTGGATATCTGTCCAGTGGGTATCAGCAAGACGTTTTACCACTGAAGCAGAAAACGGAACAGGTTGCATTGCTGGAGGAAGAAAAAGTCCGAATGCTTGATCGTAAGCGTCAAATAGACGGTATTATGGCCGGATCCACAACGGTAAGCACAGTGGAAGGTGCCAAAGGTATCGACCGCAATGCTGTCCACGCCCTGCGGGAAACCACACGGGCTCGTGAGAGTTTGGTGAAGCAGTACAAAGCAGAACAGAAGGATGTTACCCAACGGGTCAAAGAGTTGGATGTTGAATTGCTGGCTCTGAAGCAAGAACTAATTAAAGTTGAAGCACACATCGGTCCTATCACATACATCGCAAAGGCTTTTAATTTACCCACAGACGACGCCACCAAGTACTTGATCTTCTTGATCATCTTTGCGTTTGATCCAATGGCGGTGGCCTTAACACTGGCCGTTAACACCGCAATGAAGGTTAGACGCGAAGAGCAAGAGAGCGCTAAGTTCGTTGATGCTTACACTCTCCCCACCGGCCCTCTAGTCAATCTGGATCCGGTACCTGAGGTAGTATCCAATGTGACCGCAGCTGAGCCGTTGCCAGAGGAATTCGCTACAGTTCTGCATGATAACACGTGGGATCTGTATGAGCGTAGTGACGACTTACCACCCCTCGAGTTTGACGAAGGTGTTGAGCAAGATCCAATCACGCTCGAACCCGTTGAGGAGATCATTCCGGACGCTCCACTTACAGAGGTAGCTCCCCAGTCAACGCTAGGTCAGCCCCGCAGAACCCGTCCATATCCAAACCTGGTAGCTCACGGCGCTGATATGTCTCAGGCAAAGGTAACAGAACTGGTTAACCATTATCAATATCTGAATACAAAGGTTCAAGCTGGTGAAATCTTATCTAACGACGAACAGTGGGAACTGAACGCTGTTAAGAAAGTATTGTCAGACGCGGGATATAGTCAGTACCTTTAAGATGTTAGAGGACGATATTTCTCCATAAATACTTGTTTATGGAGAAATAAATGGCTTACATATATAAAATTACTAACACGGAAACCAATGCAACGTACGTTGGCCAAACCACCTCTACTATTGAACATCGATTCAATAAACACAAACACGCTAGTCGTTATCACGACACGTTCCTGTATCGCGCCATGCGGAAGTATGGATTTGATAAATTCGCAATAACTCTAATTGAAGAAGTAGCTGACGACATCCGGTATGAACGAGAAATCTTTTGGATACGAGAGCTCAATTCACTTGTCCCCAACGGATACAATTTAACCATAGGAGGTGGTGGGGGTGATACTAGTGCTTCTCCAAACTACCGATGCGGCATTGCTAGACGGAACACTTCTGGTGAGAACAATTCCATGTACGGTAAACGAGGTGAAAACAACCCCAACTACGGGTCCCTACGCACGCCAGAACAGCGTGACCGGTTAACGAAGGGAGTGCAGCGCGCTTGGGACTCGCCATCGGGGACCCGCCGCAAGCAAGCACTGTCAGAGAGACGTAGTGGTGAGAACAATTCAATGTACGGCCGCACGCCACCAAACGCGGTAAAGGTTGTCTTTGACGGTAAAATGTATGATAGTATAGCAGAAGCATCCCGTCAAACGGGTATAACACCACATTTTATAAAAAAGAATGGAACCATAATAAATGAAACAAGTCAAACCCAAGCATGCATTGTGGTGTGAACGTTATCGTCCAAAGTCTGTTGATCAATACATTTTTCACGATGCTCAGTTGAAATCAGCCGTATACCGGATGATTGCTGATCAATCTATTCCACACTTGCTGCTATCGGGCACCGCGGGGTCGGGCAAAACGAGCCTCGCCCAAGTCTTAATCAGCGCCATCAATGTTGACGAAACGGACGTTCTGACAATCAACGCATCTGATGAAAAAGGCATCGATACATTCCGCGACAAGGTTAAAACCTTTTCGTCCACCGTCGCAATGAGTTCGTTCAAGATCATTCACTTGGAAGAAGCCGATATGCTTACCCCAGCAGCTCAATCAGCACTCAAGATGTTCATGGAAGACATGAACGAGCATGTACGATTCATTCTCACGTGCAATACCGTCAGCAAGATTATTACACCCATTCGGTCTCGCTGCCAGGAGTTCTTCTTCAAGGCAGCTGATGTCAACGACGTGGTGGAGTCAATGGTCAATATCCTCGCGTCGGAGCGGGTCAACTTTGACCTGTCACTGCTTGACAAATACGTTGCGTACGGGTATCCTGATATCCGCAAAGTCATAAACGTTCTTCAACAAAAT